CTATTTTAGAATACGCACCTGTTGATAGTGATGATGAAACGCCTAATGTAAAAGGCTCATCAAGCAGTAAAAAAACTGATTGTACAAATGCTATTACCACAGGTAAAGCATATATATCATCTAATAGTTAATTATTATGACTGAAGAAAATAAAGCTACGGTTGGAGATAAAGAAATATTAGAGTCAGAAATGACTGATAAACAAAAATATCTTGCTAACCAAATAACTAATTTAAGACAAAAAAGAGAGCAGATGTTGTTTGATTTAGACCAAGTAGACGCTGCTTTAAATGTTTTTCAAAATAATTTTATAGCTTCAACTAAAGAAGAATCCGAACAAATTTTAAAGGAGGAAAAGTAAAATGATGTGGTTAAATATAATTATGTGGGTTACAGCTATAATTTCGATAGCTTCTGTTGTAGCCGCGATTACACCAACACCAAAAGATGATGCATGGGTTGGTAAACTTTATAAAGTTATTGATTGGTGTGCTTTAAATATAGGTAAAGCTAAAGATAAATAATGGCAACTGTAAAGGACGCTTTAGCAGAACTTAATGCGCATGAGAGAGAATGTGCTATTCGTTACGAATATATAGAAAAAAGATTAGACGAAGGCTCTGCTAAATTTAAAAGATTAGAAATGTTGTTATGGGGGGTTTATCCGTTTATACTAGGCTCTATAGTATTTGCTACTTTTATTTAGGAGAAAAGCGTGCCTCTTCAAAAATTTTTATTTAAACCAGGAATTAATAAAGACACAACTGCTTATACAAATGAAGGTGGTTGGTTTGATGGTAATTTAGTAAGATTTAGAAAGGGATTACCAGAGAAAATAGGTGGTTGGGTAAAAAGAACTTCTAATACTTTTATATCTAAAGCTAGAGCTTTAATAGGCTGGACTGCTTTAAACGGTATAAAATATGTAGGTATAGGAGCTACACAAAAATATTACGTATTAGAAGGAGATAATTATTACGATATTACTCCTATAAGAAAATCTTCAACTAATAGTATTACGTTCGCAGCAACTAATGGTAGTTCAACTATAACAGCTACTGATAGTAATCACGGTGCTGTACAAAATGATTTCGTCACATTTAGCGAAGCTGTAAGTTTGGGTGGCAATATAACAGCTGCTGTATTAAATCAAGAATACCAAATAGTTTCTGTGCCAACATCTAATACTTATACTTTCGTAGCTAAAGATACTGACGGTAATACTGTTACAGCTAATGCTAGTGATAGCGGTAATGGTGGTTCTGCTGTAGACGGAGCTTATCAAATCAATGTGGGTTTAGATGTTTTTGTACCGTCCTCTGGTTGGGGTATAGATACATGGGGAGCGGGAACTTTTGGTTCAGCTTCTACTTTATCTGTAACAAATCAATTAAGACTATATTCTCACGATAATTTTGGAGAAGATTTAGTTTTTAATGTAAGAAACGGTGGTATTTATTATTGGGACGCAAGTAGTGGCACTTCAACGAGAGGAGTAGCTTTATCAGATTTAGCTAATTCTAATTTAGCTCCTACTGTTGCCGCACAAGTTTTAGTTAGCGATATAGATAGACACGTAATCTGTTTAGGAGCAGACCCTATAGAAGGAGAAAGCAGAAGCGGTGTACAAGACCCTATGTTAATAGCTTTTAGTGACCAAGAAGATGTTACCCAATGGGAGCCTTTATCTACAAACACAGCAGGCTCTTTGCGAGTATCAGCAGGCTCTGCAATTATTGGTGGAATTAGAGCAAGGCAAGAAACTTTAATATGGACTGATATAGCTTTATATAGTTTACAGTTTATCGGTCAGCCGTTTACTTTCGGATTAAATTTAGTAAATGAAGGCGTAGGTATGGTGGGTCCTAATGCTGCTGTTAATTCACCTAAAGGTGTTTTTTGGATGGATAAAAAAGGTTTTTACGCTTATACAGGTCAAGTACAAACTCTACCATGTTCGGTTAAAGATTATGTTTTCAACGATATTAATGTAACACAAAGTTTTCAAATATTTGCTTTTATAAATAAAGCTTTTAATGAGGTGGGTTGGTTTTATTGTTCTGCCGCTTCATCAAGTATAGATAGATATGTCACTTATAACTATAATGAAAATGTTTGGTCGATAGGACAACTTGATAGATGTGCTTGGTTAGATGAAGGGGTTTTCGATAAACCTATAGCTTCTTACACAACATCAAACACAAGTTATTTGTATAACCATGAAGTAGGTAATGACGCTGATGGTTCTGCTATGCAAAATGTTTTTATAGAGTCTAGCGATTTTGATATAGACCCTGCGGGCGAAGTATTTTCCGCAGTAAGTAGAATAATTCCTGATGTTAATTTTATAGGCGATGCTGCAACAGGCAGCACAGGACAAAAACTAGATTTTGTTTTAAAGAAAAGAGATTTTCCAGGAGATGATTTAAGCACAGTCACCACAGCTTCTTGCTTTTCAACTACAACTAAAATTGATACTCGTCTTAGAGCTAGACAAGTAGTTTTAAGAGTTCAATCTAATGATGATGATGCTAATGATATAGGTATGAGTTTTAGATTAGGAGCCACCCGTCTAGATGTAAAACCAGACGGTAGACGATAGTGGCTAAATTATTACAGACTAAATTACCGATAGCAGTTGGTCCTCTTAGTCCTGAATTATTTAATAGATTAGTAAGAGTTCTCGAATTATCTTTAAATTCTAAAGATATAGACGCAACTTTGACAGTTAATGAGACGCAAAGAAATTTAAATAAATTCAATAAAGGTGATATAATTTTTAATTTAAGCACTAATCAATTACAGTTATGGAGTGGTGTAGAATGGATAAATTTATACAGTGGGGAAGAAAATGGCGTTCAGGGAACGGCAACTCTGGGCAAAATAACAGTACAAACAAACGGAGCAACAATAGTCCCGATAAAATGAATGTAGATAAATTAAGAGAAGAATTAACTTTCGATGAAGGTTGTGTAAATAAAATTTATTTAGACCACCTTGGATATCCTACATTTGGTATAGGACATCTTATATTAGAATCAGACCCCGAACACGGTCAAGATGTAGATACGCCTGTATCTGAAGATAGAATAAAAGATTGTTTTGAAAAAGATATAAATATCGTTACTACAGAATTAGATAGAAATTTAGAGTGGTGGATACATTTACCTGAAAATATACAAAGAGTTTTAGCAAATATGTGTTTCAATTTAGGTATTACACGATTACTAAAATTTAAAAAGTTTTTAGCCGCATTAGAAGAACATGATTGGGAAACTGCTGCAGTTGAAATGATGGATAGTCGTTGGGCGACCCAAGTTGGTCCTCGTGCGATTCGTTTAAAAGAAAGAGTATTAAAAGGAGAATAATATGGTCATGAAAAAAGCTAAAGGAATGAAAAGAGGTGGAAAACTCAAAAGTTCTAAATATAAAAAGAAAGGCGGCATGAAAAGAAAAACCATGAGAAAAAAGAAGAAGAAGTAAGTGTCTTATCTCATAAGTAATATCCCGCACTTTAAATGTTGGGTGCGAAGGGAGTTTACAGCTAATCATGCAAACTACCATGGAGAGTTTCTTCATGCTATCGCTTTCGCGGTAAATACTATTCCTGATAGGTCATTAAGTTTTCAAGTTGTTTTTACAGGTTGTGAAAGAGAATATGATGATTGGGAAGAAGGCAACATCCATGGAGGTGCTATGTGGGCAAGAATGCCTATTCAAGGCTTAATAGCCGATATACCTGTTGATGAATGGGCTATTCCTATGGAAGACCATTTAGCACAGCCTTGGGATTGTGAGTCGAGAGACCATTCTGTTATAGTTATGGATAGAGTTAGTTCGTCTCCATGGCTTTGCAAAATCGATGGAAAGTTTTATACTGGTAAGTATATGTTTACAGTAGATTACACAAATAACGCTATTGCCGATTGTCCTGCACAACACAAACAGTCGCATGTGCTTTATATAACAGAAGATTGCGAGTGGAAAGGAAACTTGGTAGCTTTACCAAACAATAGAGTTAGAGCCACAAGTCCTGCCCTATGGGTAACAGGTGAGGGTGCACCAGATTTTACACCATCACAACACACACATTCTGCAGAAGGACATGAAAGTTATCTTGACCCATCTATAACTTTTAATAATTTATACGAGGATTAAATATGCCTAAAAAACCTACTAAAGCAAAAAAGAAAACTACTAAGAAAAAGAAAAAGAAAGGAGCTACACCTACAAACCCTAGTTTATATGCTAGAGTAAAAGCTGAGGCTAAACGTAAGTTCAAAGTATATCCAAGTGCTTATGCAAATGGGTGGCTTGTACGTGAATATAAGAAACGTGGTGGAGGTTATAGGTAATGGCAAGAAAAGGCTTATGGGCTAATATACACGCTAAACGTAAAAGGATTAAAGCAGGCTCTGGTGAGCGTATGCGTAAAAAAGGTGCTAAAGGTGCACCTACTGCAGCTCAAATGAAAAAAGCTAGAAAAGGTACAAAACGCAAAACAAGAGCAAGAGGTAGACGTGGCTAAACCGAAAGGTGGTCTTACCGCATGGTTTGGTAAAGGCAAGAAAGGAGACTGGGTAGATATCGGTGCTCCTAAGAAAAAAGGTAAGTTTCAAAAATGCGGTAGAAAATCTGCTAAAGGTAAAAGTAAACGTAAATACCCGAAATGTGTTCCACGTAGTAAAGCTAGAAGTATGACAGCCTCACAACGTGCTAGTGCTGTAAGAAGAAAAAGAGCCGCTGGTAATCCTGGTGGTAAGCCAACGAACGTAAGAACATTTGTTAAGAAAAGGAGGACTCGTGGCAAAAAGAAAAAAAGCTAAAGCTATAAGAAGAACAACAGGAAAAGGTGGTAATTACCGACCTACCAAATCTGGGGCAGGAATGACCAAAAAAGGGATTAGGGCTTACAGAAAAGCAAATCCTGGAAGTAAACTTAAAGGGGCTGTTACAGGTAAAGTTAAAAAAGGCAGTAAAGCAGCGAAAAGACGTAAGTCATATTGTGCTAGGTCTTTAGGACAATTAAAAAGAAGTTCTGCTAAAACTAGAAATGACCCTAATTCAAGAATTAGACAAGCTCGTAGAAGGTGGAAATGTTAAATGGCTAAAGCTCCAGATTCATTCGTATATAACGCAACACTAGAACGCATAGTTGATGGTGATACATTTGACTGTACTTTAGATTTAGGTTTTGATGTAAAGCTACATAAACAACGTGTCAGACTTGCAGGTATAGACACACCTGAAAGCAGGACTAGAGATAAAGCAGAAAAGGTATTAGGACTTGCCGCTAAGAATAGGTTAAAAGAGTTGTGTATAGGTAAAATACAAGTCAAATCTTTAGGTAAAGGCAAGTATGGTCGTATATTAGGTATACCTTATACAGAAGACGGTAGAGATATATGCGATGTTTTAATAAAAGAAGGTCATGCTGTAAAGTACGATGGAGGTAAAAAAACTAAAGTTTGGGGTGATTATTGATGGAACAAGCTGTAACACTTATACAAGAAGTTGGTTTTCCTATAGCAGCTGCAATAGGTCTTGGTTGGTTTATATATAAATTAGTAATACGTATTGTTGACGGCATGGAACAAAAATTAGATGTTGTTGACGAAAAAGTAGCAGGTCAGATAAACGCTATAGAAGAAAGGCTAGGTACTAAATTAGATACACAACACGGTATATTAGTAGCTCTAATCGATAGAGTACGTAGTCTAGATAATGAGATAATTAGACAAGACACCTTAATTAAGACTATACTTGGAGTACCTAATTTAATAGACAGCAGTAAAATAGCTAAAGCAAAAAGAGATGACCAAAGAAAAGATTAATAATACTTGGATTTATAGGATAGCAGGCTTGCTTTGTATTTTCTTTTTTCTTGTAGTTTTAACAAACCCTTTATGGGCTGACCAAATAGTTCATAAATTTAAAAACCCTTCTTTTAATGGTATTAATACTTCTTCACATTATTTAACGATAGAAAATCAAGAGTTTAATCGTAAAATGAGTATTAAAGAAGAAATAAAAGCTATACAAGAACAAATAGAAAGAGATAAAGAAAATACTACATTAGCTAGATTTATAAGGAATCTTGAGTCACGAATTTATGCACAATTATCAAGACAATTAGTAGAAAATTTATTCGGAGAAACTCCTAGCACAGAAGGTACTTTGACCCTAGAGGGAAACACTATAGAATATAGTATTGAAAATGGAATCATAATTCTCAAGATAACTGATGCTGATGGAAATATTACCGAGATACAGTTGCCTGTTGGCGATTTTTCTTTCTAGTTGCAGCTTAGCTCCTGTAGATACCACTATACAACAAGGTAAAACTTTACCAACTATTTTAGAAATTCAATCCGAAGAATTATTGAATGTAGCACAACCTAAAGTTCCTATTGTTGTTGCTGTTTATCCTAATAGTTTTACAGACCAAACAGGTCAGCGTAAAAGTAACAGTGAGTTTGCTTTATTTTCTACAGCACTCACGCAAGCACCAAGCCACCTACTTATCAGAAGTTTAAAACATACATCCAATGGAAAATTCTTTCGTGTTGCAGAAAGAGTTGGTCTTGATAATCTAACGAAAGAAAGACAGCTTATACGCTCTGCTAGAGAACAAAACGAAAAAACTGATGGACCTAAACCTATCATGCCTTTACTTTTTGCAGGTGTGCTAATGGAAGGAGCTGTTATTGGTTTTGATACAAATATACAAAGTGGAGGTATCGGAGCTAGATATTTAGGTATAGGAACAAGTAAACAATATAGAGTAGACAATATTACAGTAGCTTTACGTATGGTATCTGTAGCGACAGGTGAAGTTTTAATAGACGTTTTAGTCAGTAAACAATTATATAGTTATGGTCAGTCTCAAGACGTTTTTAAGTTTATTGAGGCAGGCACAGAACTTGTAGAGATAGAAACAGGAGACGCCGAAAACGAGCCTGCAACATTAGCTTTACAACGAGCTATCGAGGAAGCAGTTTTGCAAATCGTCAAAATAGGGTATGATAAAAGTTTCTGGGAGGTAATCGATGAAAATATTAATTAGTATATTATTAATTTCAACATCTCTTTTTGCTGCTGATAACGAAATTTATGTCGACCAATCAGGTGCAACAGCGAATATTGATTTAGAACAACTTGGTTCAGGTAATATTATTGGTGGTCTCAATTCTTCTGCAGGCTCTTTAACTGCGTTAGATTTAGACGGTATTTCGTTAACTCTTGATATAAACCAGTTAGGAGATACAAACAAATTTTTAGGTGATATTTTAGGAGATTCTATAACAGGATTTTTCGAATTCGATGGCGATAGTAATACATTTACTATACAGGGAGACCCAACAAATACCTATGGTATAGATAACTCTAACTATAACGTAGACGTTACGGGCAGCACTAATACATTTACATTAGACCATGGAACAACTGCATTAGCTGCAACATTAGATTTAGATTGGATTATTCAAGGGGATGGAAATACTTTTGATTTCGATATAAATTATGACGGCGGTACTTCTTATGTAGATGTAGACGGTGATAGTAATACAGTTAATTTTACTGGTTCTGGTTATGCGGGTGGTTATTTTTACTTAGACCAAACAGGTAACTCTAGAACGTTTAACATTACACAATCAAGTACATTAGATAATGACTGGCTCAAGATTTTGTCTAGCGGTAATAGTGGCACTGTTTGTGTCATTCAAAACGACCAAGGCACAAGCACAAGCTGCTGATATCGGAGATATATCTGAACTTAACGGCTCTGCTCAAATAGTAAGAGATAAACCCTACGACGCCAATTTACAATTTGCTATAAAAAGTAATGATGAAGCTATAACGACTAATGGTCGTATGGCTATTACTTTTCTTGATGCTTCTATTGTAAAACTTACTGAACATTCACAACTACTCATTGATGAGTACATATACGACCCTGACCCGTCTAAATCTAAAATGGCTCTTACTTTTGGTTTAGGTACAGCTAGGTTTATTACAGGTAATTTAAATCGTATAGATAAACAAAATATACGGTTAAAAACACCGACTGCAAACATTGCTATTCGTGGCACAGATTTTACAGCAACAGTTGATGAACTAGGGCGTAGCCTTATTATTTTACTGCCTGACCCTTTTGGGTTATCTAGTGGCGAAATAGAGGTGGTTACAGCAACAGGAAGTGTTTTATTAAATAAACCTTATCAAGCTACAACTGTTTCTGTTTGGGAAAGCACACCTAGTAAACCTGTTATATTAGATTTAACTTTAGATATTATAGATAATATGTTAATAGTTACGCCACCTAAAGAAGAAAATATTACGCAAGAAGAAACAGCTACAGCTAAAACAGTAAACTTATTAGATTTTAATGATTTAGATATAGATTATTTATCAGAAGATTTTTTAGAAGACAATAGTTTAGAGTTTACAGAATTAGATATAAATTATCTTGATGTAAATTTTCTTGAAGATTT